TTGTTTAAATGTATCTGTTAATACTTGCGTAATTGCCATTTATGTCTCCTATGTACTCATTGGTTTTAACGTATTTTCACCCATCACATTTGATGGAGAAGAATAATCATCTCTTCTTCTACGTCTAGTTTGATTGTTAATTGTTTCAACTGCTGATTGATATCTCTGCGTGTATATTGTTAAGTCTTCTCTATTTTTTGAAAAAGTACAAGCCTCCATTAAACTTCCATAAAGAATTAAATCTTGTGCATTTTCTGTCAACCAATTGGTTGTGTTAGAACTAGATAGTTCTGTTAATTTTTTTGCGTATGTCATTTCAACAGTAAGAGCCGCACTTGGTGTTGGTGCTACTAATATTGCTGTATCACTATAGTTAGCCCAATATAATGGTGAGCCCGTTGTAGCTGATGTTGGCCAGTAATCATAAATAAATTCATCAGTTCTTTCTTCTAAAAAAATTCTTTTACTATCAGAATTTAAATATAAAAAATGAAAAATAACTTTTGCGTCTGTTGGTTTACTAACAAATCTATCTCCTATATTAAATGTAGTAGTTGCAGATTCATGAAAAGCGTAAGGTTCTATATCTCTTGCAATGCGTTGTTCAGTTAATCCAATAAAATTATCTGTTTCATTAGAAAATTCTGTTCCATCGTTTTCCATCCAATCTTTAAGGTCTTGCGTTAAACTAGAATAAGTCATTGTTGTCATGTTACCCCCTACGCCACATCATCTATTAAAGCCGCTACAATAAGATTTGCTGTTGCGTCTCCTGCATCACCAATGTCTGATGAAATAGCGTGTAAATTACCGACTGTTGTATTTGGTAATCTACCAAACCATGATTGTGATGGCCCTATAAAGACACCATCTACTAAATTATATGCGGCTGTTCCTCCATCGAAACACACCACAACGCCGTCTGCTGAACTTGTATTTTTGATAAATAAAAATTTTACTTTATCACTTGTTGTAATTGCTGTTGGTGCCGTATCATCATCAACGGCTGTGTAATCTAAAAAACTACCTGCAATTAAATCTGTACTTGTTGCTGTACAAGCTGTTAACTTATAATACCATTTATCATTAGCGTCATCGGGTGTTACCGTCATAGAACCAGAAATAGTTTTAGCTATTTCATCTGGTAATAGAGTTGCCGTTAATGTTATACTTGCGTCATCAGCCATTATTTTTTACCTTCTTTTTTAAGACGTTCTTCTCTCTTTTCATATTTCTTCACTTCTTCTGGTTCCATATTTCTTATAAAACCCTTAACTGGATTTTTAATAATTGCCATTTTAACTGGTTTTACTATTGCGTCTGCCATCTTATCCCTTAGTAATTTTGAATGATAAACCCGTTACGGGTACTATTACGTTTTTAATCTTTTTTGAAGTTGAAATGTTTCCAGAGTTGACCTGTAAAACGGTATCCTCCGAAGTGGGTAAGAGTTGAACCAAGGTCAGCCCAGATTTTTCCTCCGATTTTTTGCCATCTTCTTGAGAAGGCGTAATCTTCTGATAAATATCTTCCATCTTCATCCTTCATTGTATCAAAAAATAAATAAGTATTCTTTGAATCAAATTCTTTTCCATTAACAATTTGGTCTGTTATATAATAAAGGTCTTGATATTCCTTTATCATTTTTTCTAAACATGAACGCTTAATTAGCATAAATCCTGTTGCCGCATCCAAAACTTCTGCGAAACCATTCTTAACATTTATGTTATCTTTATCCGCAAAATTAAGAACGTAAGGATGACTTAAATGTTTATAATCTTTACCCTCTTTAATTAATTCTGGAATTCCCTCCCAATTTATTAATTTCATGGGATAAGGAGAGCAAACTACTTCCTCATCAAATTCTAAAAAACGTAATATAGATTTTGCTTCAAATCCAATATCGGCATCTATGAACAATAAATGAGTTGCGTGTTTACTATCTAAAAAATTAGCAACCAATGTATTTCTTGCTCTTGTTATTAGAGACTCCTGTCCAAGAGTTTGTATATTTAAAGCAATTTCTTTTTCTCTACATAAATTTTGTAAATCAAGAATACTATGAAAGTAATCCTCACTTAACCAACTACCGTAGCATGGTGTCCCAACAAATATATTTGCTTTAGCTTGCACTCACTGATTCACTACCTAAACTTACAGTTAATGTCAAGGCAGATACCAGAGGTGTAGCATTTGCTGATGTAAATGTACCAACAAATTTTTTACCTTCCGTAACTCCGAGGGAAAACATTAAAGTTGATACAACACCATTCTCTATTTGTGCTGATGGTTGTAATTTTACTGGTGGTCTTGCGTTCCTTAATGCTTCAGCATCTGGTTTATGTTTTCTTGGTTCTAGCTGTGGATGTTTAGCTTCAAATTCTGATTTATGAACTAGGGAGCCATTCCACTCCTTAACCATTTCACTATAAGGAAAAGCCATTCCACTTCTATCGGAAATAGCTTTAGCTTTTTTTCCAACTGCAAAACTCATTAAACACTATTCCTTAAATCGGGCATAATTTTTAAATCAACTTTTTCTCTGTTATCTTGCATTGCTCTATTAAATTCTTCTTCATAAAGCATTTTAAGTTCTTGCCTGCGTTGCTGTTCAATTTGTGGTCTCTTCAATGAGAGATAATACGCTAGTCCACTTATTGCACACGGTAAAAATCTATTGGGTATATCAACTGACTCAGTTGCGGCTGTAATATCTTCTACAGCTTTTCTTTCTTTATATCTAAATGTATCGGTACTATCTGGTGTTGGATACAAATATAAAATTGGAGTTATTTGTTTATCTAAGAAATATTGATTAGGTCTACCTTTAACATCTTTATTGGGAATTTTTAAATAGTCATCACGACTAATTCTTTCCATTTCATAATCACTTCTGGTTCCATCAGCATTATCTATAGATATGACTGCTTCCTCTATGTCTACAGTATAACTATTTAATGTATAATTTGCTGTACCAGATGTAAGTGTTTGTGTTGATTCACTAACACTCCAAAGTTGAATACTTCTATTACTCCACTCTTTAAACAAAAGATTAAGGCTTCGTCTTCCAGAGGAAGATTCTTTTCCCGTTACTGTTTCACCACCAATTCGACTGTACGCCTCCTCAATGATTTCATTAACATATAATGTAAAGGTACGAGTGCCAGAAGTTGCCATATCTTATCCTAATTGTAATAAACTGTCACATGAGTAGTTACAGCATTCGTGCATTTAATACTTGATTCACATCTAAATGCACCCGGAAACATTATAGAGCCATGCGTGGAGGTACTGTCTCCGGCATCTGAATCATTTGTTCTTGGTACATCAATAACTGCTACAGTTGTAGAACCATCCAATAAAGTAATAGTTCCTGCCGCAACATTGTAAGGTTGCACCCATGAAACTCCTACTATTCTTCCGGGCCCACCGAACACAGTTGTTGTAGTGGCAGTTGTAATATTTGCTGATTTTATGTCCATTGAATTGATTTTCCTCCTATTATAATTTTATTTGTTTCGTTTCTTATAACCATAAAAAACAAAGCTATTTTTTCACAAATATGCATACTTTATCCTTTAAAAAAAGCTAGGGCTTTTACACCCTAGCCGTTATTGTTTATTCGTATACGTTTCTGCTACAAGCAACATAGTGAACGTTGACCGCTTCAGCCGCCGCCGCTCCTGCTTCAATTCCAACGTAAGGAATTAAATCAACATCATTTGTTAAAGCCGCAGTTGGAGTAGTACCAGTTGTTACTGCTGTACCACCGGTACTAGCCGCAGTAGTTGTTACATTATACTGTATACCATTTACAAAAATAGATGCTTTTCTATCTGAATCAACTTCAATTTTGAAATGATAAGGTGTATTTATTGCAACAGTAATTGGTAACACACTAATATAATCAGTGTCTGCAATACTATAAACAAAATGCCATTTAGCGAAATCATCAAATGCTTCTGAGTTAGTAGCATCAGTTTGATACTTAAAAAACATTTGGTTAGCATCAGTTGCAACTAATTGGTCATTAGTTAACTTTAATCCTGCCCAAACCTTTTGGTTATCAAGTGCAGGTATCTGTAGTGATGTTTCAAAATGTACTGAATTTTCTGTTCCCCATAAAGTTGATGCCCACGCTGTTGCCGCAGTATCTAAGTGAGGTGTTAAAATTGCTTGGTCTGCGTCAGCACCTGCTGTTGTTGCTAAAACTCCACCGCCAGTTGTAGCAAATGTACATAATGCAGTAGTCATGTTCGTTCCAAGTGCTTCCCAGTTTCTATTTAAAGCACGTTGAACTTCAACTGTTGCCGCTTGGTCTAAGTTTGCATTTATACCGGGTCTCTGTAAAAAATATTCTTCTAAATAAACTCTTCTTGCATCCTTTGCAGGAGTACCAAAAGTTCTATCTGATATTACGCCAGTAGTGGAATTTTTACTAATTAATTTCATTCCATTTTCTGAACGAATAGGGCCGCTAAAAGTTGTGTTAGCCATGTTTAATCCTTTGTAGTTAAATTATATCATCTCTTCTACAATCGTCTGCTAGGGCAGTTGATATAATTGATTAATCCTAGAAAATAAATAGGGGGGAATTAATCCCCCCTAGTTCGTACTTTATTACGCTCCCGGTGAACCGAATACGGCTCTCCAGTCAGACCATCCAAAAGAATATCTTTCAGATGCCTTGAAACGCATATTTCCTGTTTCAAAGTCTGGTTCCATAGAAGTTTTTAAAGGTCTTCTTTGGAACATTTTAAATCCAGTGTTAGTCATATCTGTTAAGATGAAGAACGCATCAGTATCAGTTAAATAATGATTAACTGAATATCCGCCCGGAAGTAATCCTAGGCTTCTTGTTGCGTTAACATCGTTATCAGCAGTACCAACTCTTAATTCACTTTTCAGAATTCTCTGAGCAGTGAATGCTAAGTCTTTAGGCACAATCATCTTACGAGCTTGCACAGCTACTGGGATATTTCTGTCATCCACATAACCACCAATTGCAATAATTGCTGTTTCAAGTGAAGTTTCAGAAAGGTCAGCAGATGTAGCTAATTCGTTAGACAAATCGCCTGCCGCTAATGAAGGATGGTCGGTAGTCATTAATGCTTTACCGTCTCCTCCAAGATAACTTGAACTAAATCCATTGTTAAGAACATTAGCCGCTTTCACTTGTTTAGTGTAAGCCATTGAACGTGCTAACGCCGCAGTGTATCTTTTAGATAATGTATCATAAAGATTATCTTCTACAGCTTCCTCAGTAATTGAGAATGCTAAAGCGATAGTCTCGTGTATATATCTTGCAGTCCACTGTTCTGCGGCAGTATCATATTCAACTGATGCTCCCTCTGATTTAGTTGGGGCCGCACCAAAGCCAGTAAGAAGAGTTTCCTCTTCAAATGCTCTGTCAGAATTTTCTTCATTGAAGATTTCTGCGTGTTCACGTTCCCATCTTTTGTACTCCAAACCAAATAAGGCATGGAGACCGGGTTCCAACTCTTTTGCAAGTTGGGCTCTATTAATAGCCATAATTTATATCTCCTATACCCCTGCGGTGCTTTGGTCATGTCCGGACAGTTCATGTTCCCATATAACTGTTTCTAACACACCATTCGTACCGTAGGCATTTTTTGGTTCATTGTATAGTCCAAGAATTCGCAATCCTGCGGTTCCTGTACCGGTTGTACCACTAATTTCGTGATTGGAGCGACCTGTTGTGGTGTCTCCTGCTGTTGCAACGATATTAGCTAAATTACCAATATCTGCAAAATCAGCACTTCCTGCTGATTGTACTGCAAAAACTATGTTAGGGTCGTCATAGACATAAGCTGTTACATCAGCACTACCTAGTGTTGCTAAACTTGCTGTCCATTGTCTACTGAAAATTGGTTCGCCAGATGATTTGGTATATTTGCAACCTGCAAAAACACCTAATATTCTATCGCCTGCGTCACATTCGTCTATATAACCTGTGCCGAGTAATTTCACACAATCACCGGTAAAAATAGCCGTACTTAAACCACTTGCGATTTTCCATTCATTTGTTCGAACAACGCCTCCAGTGAGATGTCTTACGGGTGTTAAACCGTTTGGGGCATCTACATTTGCCATATTTTATCTCCTGTTAAAGTTATTAAAACCCAATCAGAAAACTTTAGTCTGCATCTTTCTTTTTACCGAGAGATACAGAAGTTTTACGCTGTTGTGTAAGAGGCATTGATGGATGTTGTTCTTTTAATATATCAGCTTCAACGGCGGTAGTCTGAGCTCTCGTTTTATTACGATAATACTCTTTCTTAGCTTCTGCCATTTCAATTGGTATTTTAGCGAGAACTAAATCACCAGAGCCTATTACTCCTGCGTACTTTCCAGTTTCATGATGTGGGACATCGAAATCGGGGTGTTCATCTTTTCTTACGAATTCATATCCTTCACGTTTCCGTTTAGATATGTTTCGAGCGTCATCCTCCCCACCCGCACTCACTCTTAGCCATCTGTATTTTACGCT